TACGCGCTGGAACGAACGTACTTCGTGGCGGAACTGCTACATCTCGCGGAACAATCACATCTTCTGACACATTTACTTCAGCACTTGCTCGTAAGGCAACCGCTAAGTTGCGTTCAGAGAAGGCTATCCCTCGCAAGGGTTCACTCTACTGGGCTGGTATCCACCCAGAAGTTTCACATGACCTTCGCGCCGAAACAGGCGTAGGTTCATGGCGTCAGCCACATGAGTATCAGTCAAATGATGCTATTTGGGCAGGCGAAATTGGTACATACGAAGGTGCTTTCTATGTAGAGTCACCACGTCTGTACTCAGACAAGTTAGGTGCAGACCGCACAGCACTTGCAACTACAGCAGTAACTGTAGCAGCAGCATCAGCAGCGACATCATTTGGTATCGCTTCTTCTTCTGCTATCGCTACATCTGCACAGCCTGGAGATAAGATTTCAGGAACAGGCATTGCGTCTGGTTCTCTTATCGTATCTATCACAACAGATGGTTCAACATCAACAGTTACTGTTGATACACCATTCTCTGCTGCAGTCACATCGACTACAACAATCACTGTTACACCTGAGACAAAGGTATTCAATACCTACTTTGCAGGACAGCAGGCATTGGCTGAGGCAGTTGCCGAAGAGCCACACGTTGTAATCGGACCAGTCGTTGACAAGTTGATGCGTCACCGTCCACTCGGATGGTACGGCGTACTTGGTCACGCTATCTACCGTGAAGAGGCGCTTTACCGCGTTGAGACTTCTTCATCAATTGACTTTGTGTAAGCAATAGTTAACTGACGACAGAGCAGGGGCAGCAATGTCCCTGCTTTGTAGTAAGTCAACTAAGGAGACTAATGACTAAGTATTACTTAAATACTCCTACAGAGGAGTACGGTCCAGCAGGCGGTGGACGTTTGTTTATCCGCTATCGCTTGACACGTGGCATCAGTCTCATGCGCAATAACGGCGTTTGGTCTGAAATTAGATTCCCTACCGAAGACATAATTGCAGCGGCTGACAAGTTTTATCTTGGTGGTAGCGATTATGAAATATCAGAATCAAGTTATCAATCATTAATTGACCAAGGATTTGGTGAGTACGTAAGGGCGGAATAATGGAGCATCAGCATATTAGCAAGGTGCTTGAATGGGGATTCAGCGCAGACCATAACTTTAAAGCAACCCTTTGGGGTTGCGTGTTATGTGATGTAACAGCAGATAAACCGTTTGAGTACGAAGACATTTCAATTGACCACACAGCATGTGATGATGATTGTTTTGGTTGCAAGGCTAAAGGTCTGCAACTAGCAACAGGGGATGCAGCAGGCAACATTGTTGCTAGCGGTACTACTCAGAAAAAGTGGGACAAGGAATTGGCTTTCTATAAAGAGGCTAGAGCACAAGGTGTACAACCTGAAGGCACTTCTCGTAAGGTTATAGAAAAAGCACTAGATGCATCAGAGGTTTTAAACAAACCTTACAATGCGGGAAAGATGCCTAAAGCCAAAGATGTAACTAAAGAAACCGTAGCAGTAATGAAAGAGATAGGTCAAATCTAATGGCAGCAAAAAAGAAGGCAGCCTCAATGTCAATGAAGAAAGACATGAAGCAGGATGCAAAGATGATGAAGGGCATGAAGCCAGCGCAGAAGTCCGCCTTCAAGAAGGCTGACAAAAAGATGGATGCTAAGCGACCTACTGCTAAAGCAGACATGCGTATGGACATGGCTCTTCGTAAGCGTATTATGAAGAAGGGCAAGTAATTATGTGCACAGCATGTGGATGTAAAGACACAGCAGTAACTATTGACGCACCAGTGCGTAACAGTACAAAGCCAGCAGCAGGAGCAATCCCTGGCTATACACAAGGTTCATCAATTGGTGGACAAGAACTTCATCGCTCAGATGCAAGTGTAATTAAGGGTTGGAATGTTCCAGCACCATACGGAAAAGGAAAGTAACAATGGCTAACGAATACATGAAATCAAATGAGACAGCAGCAGGTCTTGTTATTCCTGCAAAGGTACGTAAGGCTGCAACAGATACATCATCTGTAAACAAGGCTCAGTTTATGGGCGGAGTTGGTCCAGCAGTAGCACCTATGTCAGCACCACGCTCAGGCAAGGGTACATCTATGGGACCTGCACAGGTTATCAAGGGTGTGTACACACAGCCTGAAGGCGGACGTAGACCGTAATGGCTACCGCTAAGAAAGCAGTTGCAAAGGGTTCAGTTGCTAAGACATTTGATGTCAACAAGTTAAAGCCTAAGATGACTCCGCAAGATAAAGCAATGCTTAAAATCTTGCAGAACAAGTATGGCAAAGACGTTTACAAAGGATAATAATGGCAAAGGGCATGGGCTTCAAAGCCGCACAGAAGAGCATCGCAAAGAAGAGCGGTGTATCAATGAAGTCTGCTGGTGCAATCCTCGCATCCTCTACACGCAAGGCAAGCCCAGCAGCAAAGAAAAAGAATCCGAATCTGAAGAAGGTTAAGTAAATGACAGACCCTAGACTAAAGCGAGCAGGAGTGTCAGGCTTTAATAAGCCTAAGCGCACACCAAACCACCCAAAGAAGAGCCACGTAGTTGTGGCTAAAGAAGGTAGTACGGTCAAGACTATTCGCTTTGGTCAACAGGGCGTTACTGGAGACCGTCAGCCAACCAAGCGACAGGCTTCATTTAAAGCCCGTCATGCTAAGAATATTGCTAAGGGCAAGATGTCGGCTGCATACTGGGCGGATAGAGTCAAATGGTAGCAAAGAAAAAATCTACAGTTAACTCTGCTGGTAATTATACTAAGCCCGCTATGCGTGCTTCTTTGTTTAAGAAAATCAAGGCTGGCTCTAAGGGTGGAGACCCTGGAGAATGGTCTGCTCGTAAGGCTCAATTGCTTGCTGTTGAATACAAGAAGGCAGGCGGAGGCTACAAGTAATGGCACTAGCCAAATCACAAGAGTCACTTAAAAAGTGGACTGCACAAAAATGGAAGACTTCTGATGGCAAGCCATCTAAAGGCAAGAAAAGATACTTGCCAGAAAAAGCATGGAGTTCTTTGACTGCTGCTGAAAAAGCAGCAACTAATAAAGCCAAGGCTTCAGGTAATGCAAAGGGTAAGCAGTTTGTAAAACAGCCTAAACCTATTGCTAAAAAAACAGCAAAATACAGATAAGGTAGATAATGACAGTATATGGAACTGCAACTTACAATGGTACTAGTTATACCCTGTATGGTTTTCCTGGGTCTACACTTCGTGACGAACTCAATCGCCTTGCTAATGGGGGCGAGTACCCAGCACTTACCGAATATCTTGACGAAGACGGAGCAGTAAACGTTTGGGTAGGTACTCCAGCGGGTACGCCACTAGCATCTGCTCTAAATCTTAAGTCTGACCCTAACCGTCCATACACAGAATACAAAGGCAATAATGCTGCCGCATGTGAGATTGCTGGTATTACAGACCCAGCCCAATACATTGAGATTGTTACTGCATTAAGAACGGTTGAATCATAATGACAACACTAGACAATTTAATTGACGATGTACAGTTAGACCTTGCAGGTTTTACGTACCGTCAAGACCGAGCAACTTACTTAGTATCTGCTGCTACTAGTTCAGACTTAGTACTTAATGTTGCTACCACCGACAATATTGCTAAAGGCATTATTGAAATTGATAATGAAATGATGTGGGTAGATTCTTATGACCGTCAAGCAAACACTGTTACTATCGCTCCTTTTGGTCGCGGATACAATGGCACTACTCCTACTGCTCACGCTACTAATACAAAAGTAGTTATTACTCCTACCTTTCCACGTCAAGTGGTTAAGCGTGCAGTTAACGATACAATTGGTGCAGTATACCCAAAGGTATTTGCTACTGGATATACAGGCGTAACATTCTTAGCTAGCCGCACAACATACGAAGTTCCACAAGAAGCCATTCAGATTCTTTCAATGGCATGGCAATCAGTAGGACCAACAAAGGAATGGCTACCAGTTCGCCAATGGCGTTGGGACCCTATTGCTTTCCCCGCAGCATTTCCTACAGGTAGAACTGTATCAATCTACGACAACGTACTTCCAGGTCGTACTATAAACATTGTTTACTCACATATGCCAGTTGCATTAAGCAACAATTCAGATGACTTTGAAACCGTATCGGGACTACCGTCTTCAAT